TTAACTGATATTGATTTAGCAAACGTTTATGAAGGTGAAGATAACACAGATCTTTCTGGTGAGCTTGCTTGCGCTGGTGGCGCTTGTGAAATTACCTAGTTGTGGTAAAATAACCGATGAATATAAAACGTTCACGATTAAAGAAGGTAGCCATCGCTCTGGTACGAGAATTTACCGGAGTGTGGATACCGTATTTAGTTGGTCTATACTTTTTGATTCAAGTGCTATATATACTACCTTGGATAGCCTTAATCAGCGTGACGTTAATAAGCTCATCGGATGGTCCGACTGCGGCACTTCGCATATTAAAAATTCTATTAGGTTTGGATGGAGATGGTTGGATAATACTTTACAAATACTATGGTTCAAGCATGAGCATGGCAAGTTTACATTTGGTTTAATAGATACAGTTAGCTTATGTGAAGCTCATTTATATGAGTTAAATATATGGGCATGGAATTATGTTTTATGTGTAGATGGTAATTGTGTTTACGTAGATCGTAATTGCCCTGAACATAAAAAGAAATATATGTTATATCCGTACTTCGGAGGAGATGAAACAGCTCCACATGATATAAAGATTAAAATAAAGAATATATGAATTTTATAAAATGGCTATTTACAGATCATTATTTTAACAACAAACAAGGTGTTATAAAATTTTTAGGTACACTATTATTTATATTTTTAGCTATAGCTGTACCTGGTCCAGCGCTAGAAGAATATAACGGAGGTTGGATACCTATTTGGCCTGTTATTGGTAGTTTTATAGCTGTGTATGGAGGTTTAATAGCGATAATATATCAGCCATATCAAATATATAAAAGAGTAAGGCGATTATAAATCATAATCACCTCTTCTCATTTTTAAATAGTGTCTAGTTAAAAACACTATGTAACTGGTTTCTAGAACTATAGTAGCAGTTACAGTTGAATAATATTCTATCATCACCCTACTATCACAGTATGGTTTTTTTATTTCCCTATACTAATGTTAAGTAATCGCTAATAAAAAAGGGAGACCTTACGATCTCCCTTGGGTTACAGGAACTTTGGGTATGGCGCCCATTTTATTTTGTTCCTTATTTCTTTTCTTTATTTGCGTTGCAAAACTTCCTAGCAGCTTCAACACTACCAAATCCCCACTTTTTTAAAGCTCTTGCTTTTCTAGTTGGTTTGCCATTAGGCTTCTTCATAGGACCTTTCATACCTGCAAATCTACAAGCAAATGAAACTCTACGTTTACTTTTACCTTTTGTTAATCTTTTACCTAAAGTTTTACCAGTTTCACGCTTGTGTTCAGCTCGCATCTTGCGATTAGACTTTTCATAACTAGCATCATCCATTATTTCTTCTTTTTCTTTTTACCTTTTATTGGTACACAGTTAGGTACTTTTTTTCCTCCTTTTTTCTTCATGCCTATAGCTTCATAACCTTTCCAGCATGGATTCTTCATTTTCTTTTTAGTTCTTTTTTTAGCCATTACTTATTTTTTTTACGTTTGATTTCTTCATCCATTTGTTTACACCAGAACATAATATCTTCCATTTTTTCTTCTAGTTCTTGTATGTGTTCTGTTTGCCACTTTTGTTTTAAATCATATTCAATACGATCTATTACAGCTGGTGGTAATGTTTTAGCTTCTTCAATATCAGATTGTAAAGTAAAATACACCGTCATAAAACCTACAACTCCAACTATTATACTTACAAATGTTTTTAAATCTATTTTAAACTCAGTACTTTCACTTATTTTCATTGGTTCATTAATTGTATAATCTTATTAATCCTATCTTTTTCGTATTTTAAATTACGTATTTGTTTTTTAGTTAAACCTAGACTATCCAATATTTGTACTTGTCTTGGCTTATTCATTTTTTTATATTTATCAAATTGATCTTTTTCTACTTGCTGTTTTAGTGTTAAAGGTTTTTGAGGAAAATATTTTCTAGACTTACCTTCTTTTATTCTTTTTCTAAAAGCAGCTCTAGCTTCTTTTTGAGATGCTCGCTCAGCTTCTCTTTGTTCTCTAGTTTGTATTTGATATTTACTCCAACCCAATACTAATGATACTCTTTGCCATGCTTCCCAGTCATCTTGTATTGCACTTCTTACATTTTCAGCTTTATATAATAATCTATCTAAAGGTACGTTTGTTAATCCTGATATAGCATATGCAGCTGTTTTCCAAGCAGGATCGTCAATACCCCATTTAGCCTCGTCATGTTTATATCCTTCGTACTTCCAAGTTAAACCAGCTTGTCTTAACTTACTTAGTTTAATATCTATTGGAGGTGAATAATTTAACATTTCATTAGCAGCATCTTCGTATGCAGGACCTGGGAACGTACCCTCTTTCTTAGTTTCTTTATAAACTTTTCTAGCCACACTTAATAATGTAGATATACCTACACCAAGCATACCTGTACCATTTAATATAGTATTAATAACACCATTGGCTACATTGTAATATCTTTCTTTTTCGCTTTCTGGTTCTTCATCATCAAAAGCTAACGCAAACAACGCTTGTTGTAATGAACTAAATATAAGACTTTGAACACCCATGTAATAACCAACTCTTGATATATTACTCATATCACTTTGAAACTGATTCATACCAGGTCTTTTTCTTCTATTAACTAAGTCAAGAAAAGATTTTTTACCTAACCTATCCATCTGCATAGGTGTATTTTGAAAAGCTAATATTAATCTACCTAATATACTTGCTTGTTGTTGTGATACACGATCAGGTCTACTAGACTGTTGTGACTCTTCTGCTATTTCTCTGAACTCTAAAAATGCTTGCTTTTCTGCTTGTTCCAAAGTCATATTAGGATTATCTTTCATCAATGACTTTATTCTATTTCTATAAAACGTAGCACCACCAGAAGCTATAGCAAAGCTATCTGCAAATTGTGTAGGTAAATAACCTTTCTTTAATATATATGCTATTGCAGCTTTAGCTTTGTTTTTACTTGTTGCTGCTGCATCTGCTATTTCAGATTCACTAACATTTAGTTTCAGTCCATTACGTCTTTCTACTAAAAAATCTGAGTTCATTAATGTTACAAAGTCTTTCCAATATTGCGGTTGATTAGCAAAGGCTGCGGCTGCTCTAAATATATTATTACTACCAAAATCTATAAAGTTAATAGATGATATAGTCTGCAACAAAGCTGAACGCATGTTAAAGAACATTACAGTACCAACAGAGTTGTTTATATATTCTAATAATCTATTTTCTAATCTACCAACTGTTGTTGATCTATTACGCCCTGACTCCATACGACTTAACATATTTTCCATAGCCTCTCTCCACTTACTACCCATAGCAGCTTCCATCTTATTTAAATTCTTTTGAGAGAATATTATATCAACATTTTCCTTCCATTGTTTTAAATACTTAGAACGCTTACCAGTTCTTAAACCATCTAACAAGTCAGTTGATATAGTACCTGCTAGCCAGTTTTCATCAGGTGCAGCATAGCCATCTCCTTTATTTATATCAATAAGACTTTGAGCAAACACATCTATAGCTGGATTATCTTTAGCATATTTTAATATTTGTGCTAAATCTGTTTTAGATATACCTGGTATTTTTAAACCTTGTTTATGCCAAGCTAAAACTCTTGCTACGTCTTGAACTGTAAACTGACCAAATGCTTTTTTATTTAAGTTTTTAGGTATTAATCCTTGTTCAACAAGTTGAGCTTTTAAAACTTTAAAATCATTTATCATTCTGTTTTGATCACGAGATAAATTTTCCATAGCTCTACCATAAGGTTCTATTAAATGTTCTCTAAAAAAGTCCATTTGCATATTGCCTACTTCACCTTTACCTAGCATAGAATATAATAATCCTACAAAGTCTTCCGCTGATGGTGGTATAAATAATTTAAATCTACCTTTTTTCCTACCTACTAATCTAGCTTTAACATCTGAGTACTCAGCTTCTGATTTAATACCAAACTTATGTTCGATCATATCATTAACAACTTTGTCTGCTGTTTTACTAAATCTTATTTTAGCTTGTTGTGTTTTTGATTTAACATCTATAACACTAAGAGCATCTTTAACTGCTTGAACATTTTGTATAGCATCATCAGCAAAATAAAAGTCATTATAACCTTCTGCTGCTTTGTTTACTATCCAATCTGACTTAGCGAATGGTGAACTATTACCTAATCCAGTTATATTTTCTATAGGTATATTTAAACCTTCTGCTTTTAAAAACTCATGTATAGCTTGCTGCGATTCTGGTGCTCTAGCGGTTAATACAAATACGTCTTCAGTTCCTCTAGCATCTCTAATTTTTTCTGCTACTTCAAACAATGGGCCACGCTCTCCTTCTCTTACAATGTTAAAGTCAGAAAAGTCCATAGCAAAACCTTGATTAACTAATCCTTCACCTTGCTCTGCAAACTCTTCAGCTGTTAATCTACCTCGCTCTGTAGCATAAACTTTTGATTTAACCTCGTTAACAAAGTCTTTAGGTAAAGCTTCACCATATTTTAATGTTTCAGTATCTATTTCTATAAATGCATTGCCAAAATCATTTTTGTATTTAGGTACGTTTTCGTTTACAGATTTTTGAGTACGCTCAACTATAAAACCTGGTAACGATCTTTCTTTTCTAGCTTTATTTCTTTCTTGCGCAACCTTATCAGATGTCTTAGCATGTACCATAAACACTTCATAACCCTGATCTTGTAGCTCTTTAACTTTTTTCATTGTAGCATTATAGCTAGCGCCAGTACCATCGATTACCATACCTTCCCCAGCTTTAGCATACTTTTCTAATTTAGCTTTTGCTGCTTTAGCACCGGCCGCACCTATCTTAGCACGCTGTGATCTTTGTTCTTTAGTATAATCTTTTTCAGATTCTGGTAAACCAGCTTTAGCTTTTTCTGATTCAATAAATATATCTTGATTAACTACTTTCCAACCTTCTCTACCTAACTCTAATCCTTTACCTATGTTTGTTTTACCGGAACCAGGGCCACCAATCATAAATATAGCTTTATTCTTTGGTACAGGTTTACCACTATCGTTAGGTCTATTATAAAATACTAAGCTTTTAGTTCTAGCTAATGTATCATCAAAATCAAATACCCTAATCTTTTTAATAGGTGCTTCAGGATCTCTAGCTACATCTAAAGCTTTATCTAAAACAGCTGACTTATCCACTACTTGTTTTGTAGTATTTCTAGTCTTGCTCATTTTTTTAGTTACTCCTGAGTTATTTAATTGCTCACTATTTATTTCATTTCTGTTGTTGTAGTTTTCTTTATTGTTAATCATCAAATCTAACTCAACAGACTCATTATCTATACTTGTTTCAGCATTTGGATCAACGAAAAGCTGTGTAGCAGAAAGTAACATATCATTAAATAAATGTCTTGCATCTGCATTTTCAATAATCATACTTTCAGTATTTTTATTGTCTAATACATCTTTACCTTTTGTAGAATTATCAAAAGAATTTTTAAAGCTATCTGATATTTCTTTTATCATATCATAAGCGAGTTTACCTTGCATTTGATTTAACAATACTTGATCATATGTCAAACCAGAAGGCATATGCAATACTTCACTAGCAATACCAAAAGCAAGTACATTATTAACTAATGTATCCATATTAGGATCAAAACCTTCCTGCAATTTAGTATTACCCATAACAGATTTTATTTTTTCTATTCTTTTATCAAAATCTATATGTGGATATTTCTCTTTTAATACATTAATTTTTTGTTCAAACTCTTTGCTTTTTGGAGATGCATCAGCTACTGCTTGTATATCTTTATCAAGCAGCATCATATTTCTACTAAATACGTTAGCTAGTTTCTGTATATTATCGTTAAAGTCAAACTCAGTACCTTTAGCTTTAGCTTGAGCATCTTTAAATATATAAGCTAAAGCATTATAAACAAACTTACTATTCATTAAGTTGTGTTCAATTTGAAACGGAGTATTACCTTGACCAGATATTAAACTAACAGCATTTATATTCGCCATTTGTCTAAATAAACCTGTAGTAGAATTAGTTTGCTGTGCTATTATATTTCGTGCATAATTAAAATCTCTCCACCAAGCCTCACTAAAAGGTGGATTACTATTAACCATTCTATTTAAAGCATCTAAAACTGCTAAACCTACTTCTTGTATTTCTTTTGCTTGATTTTCTGGATATAATTTTAATACTAAATCTCTTAATGCTAAAACATCTTTAGGATTTGTAGAGTCAAAATTAGGATCATTAATAAAATTATTTACTTGTTTATTTATATTATGCCACTTAGGAGCTTTAACATTAACATTACTTACGCTTGATTCTTTATTACTTTTGTTTACATTTAAAGCATTACTTACTTCTTCATTGCTTATAGCTTTAGAACCTTCACCAGTTTTTGCTTTTATTTTTATTTTTGCTTCTGTACGTACGTTGCTAGATCCAGCTAAAGCTGTTTTGATTAAGCTATTATCTTTTAAATCATCAGGTAAAAACTCTCCTAACCTTTCATGTCCATCAAATAGTTCTTTTACTTGTGCATCTGTTAGTGGTTTTTTTCTAGCACCTAAAGTAAAATCTGGTTTTAAGAAATTTAAATTAGGTGGATTTTGACTTTCAACCCATTTAACAAATTCATCACCTATTCTTCTTTCACCAAATGATTGAAAATCTATAGGACCATCTACTGAATCTCTAACACTAGCAGCATAATCATATGAAGCTAATGAATCTGTATTAGGTGAAACAGCCGTAGATATTTCCTCTATTTGCTTTTTTAAAGTTTGTAAAAGAGCTCTTTCTTTCTCGTTTAAGTCTTCGTTAATTTCATTCCATATTTCTAACAAAGGTCTACCACTTGGTACAGTTTCTCCAAGCCTTGTTTTAACTTCGTTAACTAAGTCTTTAACTTTGGTTTGTACATCTCTAGATGTATCATTAGGATTAGTATCGATATTCTGTCGTGTTCTAGAAAACTTAGCACCAGGTTGTCTATCAATTATTTTACCTACTTTTTCTAAGAAATTTTCTGCTTGTACTATACCTTGTAGTTCGTAAAACTCTTTTATTTTGTTCTGTATATCTGCATCTTCTAGCACCTCCATCGTAGCGTCAAATGCTAGTTCTTGAGCTATAGCAGAAGCTAAAGCATCTTTTCTAGTGCCTTTTGTCGATGCACCTACATCTGAACCTAAGAAATAATCTACTAATTCTTTTTTAGTTATATTATCTCTTTTTCTAAATAATGGATTATTTTCAGGTCTAGCTTGTTTACCTGTTGAAGGATCTATTAATTTTTCTTTAAATTGTTCAAACCGTTTATTAACTACTTCTTGAGCGAAATAATCAAAAAGCATTTTAATTCTAGGCATCTTAACAGTGTCACCGTCTTTGTCTTTAAATACTACATCTCCTTCAATAAAATTTTTATACGCTGCTCTAGTACCTAAACTATTTTTAATTGTCTTAAATAGCTCTGTATTAAACTTATTTTTTAAGTCTTGTTTAAACTTAGTATTGCTTACGTCTTTTAATTTAGTTCTACCAAAAGTTTTTTCTACTGCAGCTATTACATCATTATAAAGTTGACCACCTTTTTCTATACCTAATCTAGTTCTAAGATTATCTATAGCTACATCTTGCTTGTTCATGCTAGCATCAACAGCTGCTATTATAGTATCAGCATCGTCGCCTTTAATTGTTTCAGCAACTGTTTTTCCTCCTTCGTCACCTATCTTTTTACTAGTGGATACTGTAGGACCAGGCGCAACCTTTTGTTTTTTAGCTTGATTAGCTACATCACCAACTCTATTGCCTATATAACTATTAATCCAACCGAATAAACTTCCACTAGACTGAGGGTTAAAATTAAAAACATGCATACCTAATTTAGTATACACACGTCTCATAAACTCATCTCTTGATAAACCATGTATGGTATCTCCTGTAGCCATCTTATTTACTATAAGACCATCTAATGTACCATCCATAGCCATTGTAACAGCTTTAGATAATGCTCTGTCTTTGTCTGCTTGCCAATCTTTCTTGTTCATTAAGTAATTACCATCTGCACCTTTTGGTCCTGGTATTTCATTTAATGTATCTTCTATATTATCTCTTTCAGCTTTTGTTAAAGACTTTCTTGTGTTGTTAGGTTTAGTCTTATTAAGATTTACAGGCTTCTTACTTTTTCTATCAAACTTAACAGTTCCTTCAGCTACAGCTTTAGTAAGACCAGTTAACTCACCAGTTTTAAATGATTGATTGTAGCTAGTGATCATATCAAATACATCTTTGCCAGTTCTTATTTGACCAGATCCATCGTTGTATTTTTGGAATCTACCAAATAATTTATTATGCAAAGTTCTGTCAGCTTGTAAATCATTTTGTCTCATGAAATCACTTAGCGCAGCTAGCTTTTCCTCAGCTACTTCAGCAGCATTTTTTACTTGACCAGTCTCTGTGTATTCACCATATGAGTTTTTAACTTCTAAAAAGTTATCATAAGCTTTTCTATAGTTTCTTTTAACATACCTCTCAAGATCATCTACTAAACCTATAGCGTCAGGATTGTTTTCCATAAATTGTTTAAACAAAGTATGATGACCTACCTCATGTGATTGAACAGTTATATTACCACCTTCACTAAGTGCTGTAGATTTTATAGAAAAAGTCATAGGTACATCTACATTTCTAGTAGACTTAGTACCATCTGGATTTGTAGTTTCTACAGTTAAGTTATCACCCCAAGCAAAACCGTTGATAGAATATTTTTCACCTTTAGGACCAATAGATGCTCTGTCTGCTTCAGCAAATTGTAGTTTCATTTGCTCTTTAACCTGGTTCTTTTCTTCTTGATTTAAGTCATCCATTGTGTCTACATAAGCTAATCCATTTTCTAAAGCTTGAGCATTGTTATCACCTATAACTGTTTCAACTTTATTTAATGTACCATTTTTAGCCCTGTAAGCATTAGCAAACTTAGTAGCTCTTTTCTTATCAGCGTTCCATTCTGCGTTACCTAATATATATTTCTTTTTAGCTTCTTGATAAATAAGCTCTTGTTGATAAGCAGCAATAGAAGCATCAGCCGTTTCTTTAGATATACTCTTATTATCATTAACTTTATCTATTTGCCTTCTAATTCTATGTTCTTTATTGTGTATATCTATCAAAGCTTGTCTGTCTTCTGGAGTATAAGACATTATATCATTTCTTACTTTGCTTTGATCAGCTAACTGTTCCATAGCTAGATCATGCATTTGAGCTGTCTCTAATTGTATAGCTTGTTGTAGGTCTTTATAGCTATCACTATTTTGATCTAGTCCAGCTAATTTTAATTCATTAGCTTTAATACTATTACTTAGTCTTAATATATCATCTCCACGTTTAGCTATTCTTGCATTACGATCTGGTCCTCTAAATGCTTGATACATAGACGCAGCCATAGCGGGTGATTGCATAGTACCATTCATTACAAAACCAGATACCATAGACTCAGTCATACCATCTAACAAGGAAACATCTTTATTACCTAGTATATTTATTTCTGCAAAGTTTTGAGCAAGCGTAACACCACCTTCACCAAAGGATTCTTCAATACCACCTTTAGCAAAGTCTTTAGTAGTTTCTTTTAAGTTTAACCATCTTTGATCTATCTTATTACTAGATACTAAACCTTTTGTTTTACTTAAATCATAAGCTCTTCTAAGGTTTTTTGCACCTAATTTAAAATTACCTAATGCTATTTTTTCAGATACATATTCAGCAGCTCCATATATACCAGCTGTGCCATAAAACTGCAATGCATTTATTTCTTCAGGTTTAACTCTATAGGTATCATCATCACCTAATGGGTTGAAGCCAAATTCACTTTTAAAATCTTGTATATATTTTTTTTCTTTGTCACTCCACTCTTCACCAGCCATACGTTTTTTCATATCGTACATTTGGTTACCAGCTTCTGAAGCAGATGAAATTAATAATCCACCACCACCCGGGATAACAATAGACATACCTGTATTTAATATTTGACCTGTTAACATTTGAGTACCCCATAGTAAGCCGCTTTCTATACCGTCTATTTCATCAAAACGCTGTTGCTCTTTTACTTTGTCTAATAAACCTTGACCAAAACTAGACAAGTCATTTAAAGTTTGATCAGCAGCCTTATCAGCCATAAGATTCATCTCTATGTGTGCAGCTACTTGAGCACCACCTTCTTCACCTAATATATCAGTAGCGTAATCTATATATTGCCTTTTAACATTGTCATCTTTTAAATCAACTCCTGCCCATTCTAAAATATTTATAGTATTTAACTCATTAGCTAAAGATCCTAAACCAGTAACTATTCTAACACCACTATTGTAAAATATATTTTCTAATACTTCTAACTCATCATAACTCCTTTTAGTTTTATCTATTATTTGTTGAACATTAGTACCTTCAAACTGAAGATCTCCTAAATATTCATAGTTAGCTTGTATTTGCTTTTGACTTAATATTATTTCGTCTTTTATTCTATTAAAATTATCTACATCTTCCTGTGTAGCTGTGGGATCTGTTTCTATTTTTCTTTTCAACTGTTTCAATGCGGCTTCTTGCACTAATAAACCTTTAGCATCTTGTCTTAAGTTATATATAGAAGCAGCTATATCTAAATCATCACCTTTCTGACTTAGTCCTATGGCATCTGCTAGTTGTTCTTGATTTTCAATATAAGCTTCTCTAGATCCTTCTTTCATACCAAGAAGTTCATCTACAGTCATACCTATTGTATTTTCTAATATAGCTTTACCAGCACCAAACCCTGTTGCTAAACTAGCATACGCGTTAACTACATTGTTCCAACCACTAACTCCTTTTTCTCCTTCAAAATTTTCTAATATTTCATCAATATCTTTTTGTACTTCTCTTGAGTTAAATCTATCTTGTATTATAGAATTTTTAGTTGCTATTTTATTAGCTTCATCAAATACTTTTTCATCTACAGTTATTTCTTTCCATAACTCTGGGTTGTCTATTAACTCTTGTATTTTAGGAATATAAAATAAACCTTCTTTGTCAGCTTTTTCTTTATTACTAGTTATACCATTTCTGCCTACTACAGACTCTACTTGTGTTACTAATTCTTTATGGTATTCTTTAGCAAATTTTTCTGTTCTTTCTTTAGACTCTTTATTAGCTTCTTTTTCATCTTGAACATTCTTAGACGTAAATGGAATAAACTGACCATATTGATTTATAAATCCATCTTGAGGTTTACCTACATTTGTAACGGTTTGTTCTACAGGTTTATCTTTATCAACATTAAAAAGATTTATCCAACTTCCTTCTCCACCTTCTTTTATACTTTTTAACTCTTCAAATATAACACTACCTTTACCTCTACCATTAGCTATAGCTTGCTGCACTTCTTCATCATTAGGTATAGTACTTAACTGTATATCCTTTAATTTTTGAGCATACGTTATTTCATCTTGTTGATTGCTAACTAAATCTAATAAGCTATTTTTATCAGCTTGTACTTTAGTTATATGATCTATTAAATCTTGTCCTTTTAGTGGTTGATTGTTTTCATCAACAGCTATAGTTTGATCTAGATTTATATTTTCTTCAGTGATCAAACCATCAGGATCCTTTAATAATATACTTAAGTAATCATCGTACTTAGCATTTACTTGCTCAGCTGTTTGAGGTATGCTAGTGTCGATGCTAGTAACTGTTTCATCTGCTTCTACTACTTCATCTTTATCTTCAGGAGTTGTACTAAAATCAAGTATACGAGCCTTAAATGTTTCAAATTTTTCATCATCGTTGTTTCCATCCATACGCTCTTTGAATGTTTCGTCCATTCCGCCCAACGTATCATATAGATTAACTAAAAAAGTTTCATCACTTTGTATTCTTGATTTAAAATCAGTTATATTAAAATCTGGATTATCAAATTCTAATGAATCAAATATTTCTGAAGCGTAATCTTTTTCTTCCATTATTGATTTAAAGTTACATTTTTAATACCTGCGTTTGGATCGGTTATATTTGTAGCTACAACATTTGTTATACCACCTCTTTTGTAAGTTCCTAAGTCTACAACTTGATCTGCAAATGCAGAATACATATCGTCTAAGTTTCCACCATTAGTAATAAACTCACTATAAGTAGCAAATCTAACAGGTAAATTGCTTTTTACTTGCTCAAATATCTGTTCATTAGAAAGAGTAGGCCCACCTTTGGTTGACGCACTTATAACATCATTACCTTGATTAGCTTTTAATTTTCTTATTATGTCATTCTTATAACCATCGACGTTATATACATTACCTTTAACACCAGGTGTTGAAGTTCCTTTTCCTCCGTCTTTTTTACCAGTCGAAACTTTAGTACTACCTCCTGTTTGCTGAGACTGCTTATACAAATTATCTCCATTTTCAATTATAGACTTAGCCCACTCATCCATTACTAAGCCATAATCACTGTCTATCATTTCGTATCTAGTACCTTTATTTTGAAAGTCATCATAATACTTTCCTAAAGGAATTTCTTTACCAGCAAAGTTACCACCTGCCGCACCAAATATAGAATATCTACCATCTGCACCTTTCTTTAATTCAACAGGTCCTCCGTTTTGAACATCTAAATCAAAAGCAAAATCACCTCCACTTGGTAATGCAGTAGCTCCATTAGCTATAGCAGCAGCTGCTTCGTCAATATCTTTGTCAAATGTACCCACAAACATAGTAAGATCATTTAAATCTCTACTATTACCTGCTTTTAGTTTTTGATATTCAGCTATAAGTTTTTCATCTCCGTCATTTCCAAAAGCTTTCATATATGCTTCTGATTCTGCTCTTGCTGCTTTCTCTATTTCTTCTATTATTTGATCATCTAAAGATTTATTACCAGTTCTTTTATATTTAGCTATTTCATCGTATCTACCTTGACTTGCAGCTTGAGCTCTTCGCTGTAAATCTTTCTGCTCTTTCTCCTCTTGCTCTAACTCTTTTTTCTTTTCTTCTTGTCTTCTTTGACTTTGCGCAATACCAGCTCTAAAAGCTGCACCAGTCTCACCAATAAATTCTGCAGCTTTAGCGTCTCTTGTATCTCTAATTACTTTTTGATCTCTATATCCCATGATTTATTTTTTAACCTCCACCAAATAAACCTGCAATGGCTTCTGGATTCTCAGCTATTTGACCTATTATATCCGTAACTGCACCTGCTGTTTGTTGATTAATAGCTTGTTTACCAGCTAATGCATCCATCTCTCTTTGTTGATAACCTTCTTGTAAGTTTGCTAATCTATCTAGCTTAGCTAAATCTCTTTCTTCTTGTTGTTCAAAAGCAAACTTCTCACCTTCAGCAAACTTAGTTTGATTAGCTTGCTCTTGTTTCTGTATGTCAGCAGATATACCTTGCTTAGCTTTAGCAGCTTCTCTAGCTAATGCCGTAGCACCTGAAGCTCCAAACCCTCCAGCTCTCATTGCATCTAATGTATTAGCTAATGATGCGTCTGCTTCTTGTGCTTCCATTTCAGCTGCTTGAGTAGCGACACTTAAATTAGCATATGGATTTCTAATATCTTGTCTATTTTCTTCTAGCGCTTTTAATTGCTTTCCAAGTTCATTAGCTTCTTTAGCTGCGTCTATAGCGCGTTGATTAGCATCCTTTTTAGCAAAAGCTCCCATCACCATAGGTGTTGCTGCCGCTGCTAATTGCATTATACCTTGTATCGCTTCTTTTTCCATATTTTAATTTTAATAAGATGATATTACATATTCTGCTCCTACAGAAAATAATTCCTTTGTATTACCAACAGCTGTTGTATCATCCGTTTGTAAAACAACTGTTGTAAAATATCCTTTTATACCACTAGCTTGACCCCCTATTATAACTTCACCTACTTGTGCAGCTGAGTTATTTACAACATTAGCGGTATACCTGTTCTCTTTTAAGTTAAATCCAGCTCTATATGGTATACCAGATTCAACGTAATATCCTTCATCATAACTACGTATAATAGCTGTAGTATCTTGTAGATTAGACCAAGATCCTGAAGCTGGAAGTAGTTCACCAGTTGGATCTGACTCTATAATAGATGCTTCCCAACCATTAGTACCTTCGTAGTTGAGCGTTTTAAATACTTTAACAACACTTGGTTGATCGTTAAATATAAATTTAATAGAAGATTTAACTGGGCTTTCTCCATAAAAGCTATTTCTTGGAACATTTTCAGAATTATGAACCCATATAGAATCATTGTTTGTAGTATAAAATCTATTAAACATGCTGTCAGCGTTAATAGGTTTATAGTCGTAAAACGTAACCCAACCTGCTGACTTTTCATCATACACTAAAGTATGATATTCGCCATTATATTTTTGAATACTAATCAAGTAGTTATCATTATACACATCATAAACACCTATTATCTTGTCTTGTGCATATGTAACAAATTGTATTGTACTTCCAGGCGCAAAATATTCTGGAACTAAGTCGGTTGTATATATTCTACCATTTGCAGAGTCTACACTTTTTACGTATACACCTGTTTCATTACCATTAATTAATATTCGAGATCCAACAGGTACATTATCATAGTTATCGTTAGGACCAGCTATTGCTTTTTCTAGTCTATAACCACCTATCACTACTGGTAAAGGTACAGGATAATAAGGTGGAGATGGATTAATAGCAGGCACTTGTGAATCAACAGTATCTTCAACTATTATTGTTTGTTTGTCATTATTTATTTCACTTAGCTTATCCCTGAAAAAATCTGCCATACCATATCCACTTATTTCTGTTAAGCCATCATTTGATAATCTTAAAACAACATTTCTGTTTTTGTCAGAAAAATATATTCTATTACCAAAAAAATCAAACGATTCAGGATTAGTACTAATACCATATTCACCTACATATGGATTTATTTCCCCTATTACTTTAGTATTTGTTGATACTGCAGTGCCTTGACCATCAGCGGCGTATATCATATCTTTGTCTAGCGGAGCTCTACTTACTTTATTTTCTTGAAATATATGTAGTTTAGTATCTGACGAGTAAAGTTTTTGTATGCTGCCAAATTCAGGCGGACATGTAAATGTTATATTAGTTGCTTCAGAAAATACATTTGTTTCATTTACATTAGTGGCAGAGTTGAATAAACCTGAATATATAACCTTATTTTTTCTAACTCTACTTACGTAATTTTTGTTTTCTAAATAAGCTTTAACACCATAATCTGTAAATGCAGCGTTAAAATCTCCTTTAATTCTAGCTTCTTCTATAAACCAGTTATCATCGTTAGTAATATCTATATCACCTTTAGGAGCACCAGGATTATTACTTCCATTGTAAAAATTTAAATATCTAGTAGAAGCTGACGCTGAGTTCCAAGCGTAGAAAGGTACACCATTATAATTAGGTGCGTTTAATATTACAGCACCTGTGCCTTGATCATAGTCTTGGCTAACAGTTTTCTTTACCCAGTATGTATTAAAATATTTTACTTCTATTGTAGCTGCCATTTATTGAAATATTTTTACATAAATTATCATTTCATTAGAGTTTATTAACCCTCCAGTAAAAGTTTCTCTTAAACCTACTGTTAGCTTGTAAACACAAAAATCACTTCCATTTAGTGAACCTATTGGTTTAAAATCTCCATTATTTTTTGTAGAGTCAAATTGACAAAATGGCGGATTATATGGATCAACTAAAAAAACCCAACGATCTCTAAACATAGGTTCGTTTGAATTTAATGGCATACTTATGTCTAAATATTGTCCTTCAACAGATTTGCTAGGTTTTTTTATATCAAACGGAAACTTGTAATATCCCCAAGTTCTATCACTAGATCTATACTGTGGACCATTAACTCCAGATGTGCCTACTAATTCAAAATCTTTAAAATCTCTTACAGGAGTATATGGAGGTCCAACATTAAAAGAATCGTTATTGTATATAGCAAGTTCACATCTTTTTATATAAGGTTCAGCTCCTTCTTGTGTATAACCAAAACCACCATTTCCAAAGTAAAATATACCATCTGAAGATCTTGGAGTACCAGTCCCAAATGAAGTTGAGTTAGTGGCATATCTTAATCTGTATTCATTAAATCTAACAGCTGAATCAGAAGAATATGGTGAAGTAATACCAGTGCCGTCACTTATACTATATGTTTCTATATATGGTCTCCAGTTTCCACTTACCTTTTTAAATAATCTACCTAGAATTTGATTAGTAGACCCACTAGAGTTGGTTGCTTTCTTTTGATTATCTATACTCATAGACCATTCTGAATCTCTACCCCATCTCCATTGATTAGCATTTTCATTTAATCCGACTAAACCTGGCCCAGACTTTAAAGGTAAAAATGGAGATAGCTCAGGTCTTTTATTTAATAATAATGTAGTATCGTCTACCCAATAACCTGGATCTTGAGGAATACTCTTTTTTAAGTCATTCGGATCACTTGGATCAGGCACTATTGCAGGTACACCCCAGCTAGGACCTTTTAAATATTGCCAAGTTGGTTCATTATTAGTTATAAAGTTATTAGTAACAGAAACTTTTCTAATAGAAGGTGTTTCACCAGGCACTTCTAATGTAAAATTAAAAGTTAAATTACCTTGTAAAGCGCTTGGTATAGGTAAATTTGTATTAAAATAACCGTCAAATAGTCTTATTTGTTCACTCGCAAATTTTAAATTCCAAGTATTATATGGATCTCCTCCAATTACAGTATTTATTGGTTCTAATGTAAAGTAAGAATTACCACGCATTAAGTCCTCAGTTGGATCAGTATCTGAATATACACTATTTAATGTCATACTAGCATTAGCATTTGTAGAATATGAACCCGCGTTAGTGACAACACCTATATCTTGTTGTAGTAAATAATCGCCTTTATTACTAGGTAAAGTACCTTCACCATCATATGGATATTGCTCTTCAAAAACCCACATAAAAGGACTTAATTCTTTAGGTGAACCACTCGAATCTCCACTTATTATTGAAGCGTTTAAATCTGATATAAGCCCACTAGTAGAAGTTTCCCAATATATATCTAAATTAGATATAGTTGGATTTGTTTCTGCTACATTTAGGAACTTTGCAAATCTATAATTTGGAGTGTATTGATCTGTATATGTAAAAAATAATCTTGGTGGGTTTGATTCTAAATTAGAAATGTCTAAAGTAGCTATAAATGGATTTTTATCAGCATTATATATTGGATCATTATCTGGATATAAAGTTGATGAAGATCCTTTAGTAGTTGTCCAAGGCGCGAAATCATTCCATTGTTGTATGTTTGTAACTTCAATCTCTGTGACAGGAGTAAACTCCCTATTATTCCATTGATTAGAAGCGTTATATCCAGGGGTAACTACTCTATAATATAACGAAGTTTTACTACCAAACATTTTGTCTGTTGGTGATATATCAGTAGTATCTTTCGGTATTTTATTTATATTATCTCCGTATAAAGAAATATTACCAACATCGTAAATTGCTGTATAGGATAAGTCTGTGCTAGTATTATTGTATGTAGGAATACCAGATAAACCTCCAGGTATATAACAATTATAATATTCTTGCTCTGTTTGTTTTACTACAACTTTATAACTATACCAACCTAGTGGATTTGTTTCACCTTGTTTAGTTAAGCTTTTATCAAAAAGCCCTGGATAATTCTCTAATCCAGATATTGAACTTGGAATTGTTGATTCAAAGTTTACATTTAATGCATTACCAAAAAATCCTTGCACACCAGCACTTAATCCTACACCATCATATGGTGCAAAAACTGTAGATTTATCTCTTACATTACTCCCCGCTGTTGTTAAATCAGTATTAGCTAATATTACATTAGACTGTCTACCATATCTATCACTTAATATAATTCCTACTTGATATGTTCTACCTTGCTTAAGTGTACTATTGTAATATTCTTTAACTACTGTAGGATCTTCAGGTGATATAGGAGGATTATTGGTAGCATCGTAATCACTAGCTTTTTTAGTGATAGAACACTCGTAATCTAAATTAGGTGGAGCAGCATGACCATTTAAATAATTTCCATACATAACTCTATTACCTCCAACTTCTTGTGCTAAAGCTCTAACTGGAACTGCATCGCTAACTCTAATTACATCTGATTCAGGTAAAACTTGAAAAGGTTTACTACCTTTATACGTATAACTTAATTGACTATTGTATGGCCATGTAGTAGCACTATGTGGCACTATATTATTTATCCAAGATGAATTTGTTAAATCAATAGTATCAATACTATATACGTTATTATCACTTGATGATTTTAGTAGTATTTCAATTTCTTTTACATCATATCTATTTGGAAAAGCACTAGGTGGTCTTATATTACTATCTGTAAACTGATAAGAATTATCTGGCAATTGTATTATTAGTTCTGCTGAGTTTACAGAATTTTCAAACCATTTTAATATACCATTTCTAGCCGCATTAGCTTCATTTCCTACAGTAAAACTACCATATTGTTTAGGAACAAATAATGGTTGAGTAAAAGGTGCCATTAAAGAATATTCATTATCATTATACTTAAATCTATAACTAAATCTTATAAATTTATCTTTCATATATTCTCTATCACCTTCAAATGACGATTGATATTCTGGATTTAAAAGCTCAAATGTGATCAGTTCTCCAGCTCCCCAGCTAGGAGCGCTAGCTGCCGCAAGTGGACTTGTAAGATTATTTCTATCAGCTGCTAATTGAACCGTGTTACCACTTACGGTATACGCGTAATATGGGCCTATGTTTGGTCTAGAAAAATTTCTTATTCTCCAAACAGGCCAATCGTTACCAGCTGACTTAATACAATAATCATCAATATCATGGATAGCAGTATCCCATCCTGGGTTACCTGTTCCAGGTGTGCCACTAAAAACTAATTGTACATTACCTGATGTAGTTGTGATTGAATTTAAAGGAGCTGTTAAAGAAGCTGGTAGCCACTCTGATGTTTCATTTTTCCAAGTTGGAACCCAATTAGGTGTTGCTATTGTACCTGTATTTTTTACAAACTTAATAGCTTCATACGGAGCAAACTTAGCGACTGATATTTGATCTTCAGTAAAATAATATGCTTCACCATATCTTGGATCAGCCGTATATAAAACACTTGAATTTACAAATGCTTTATTAATATTTATTTTTCTAGGTTGATTTCTATCGTCAGTCCAAAATAATTGATCTTCTATTATATTAAAACCTGTTATAGGAAATTCTTTTGCAAAATTTAAAAACGAACCTTGAACAAGTCTTTTGCTTATATTATTATTTGTAGAACCAGATAGTGGATCTACACCTAATTGATATTGTAATATAAAATTATGACCACCAAATCTATTATCTCTACCACTAGTTGAACTATCTATCCACGTAGTGCAAAACGCGTACAAAGATTTAGTTTGATCGTGTTTAAATAAAGCTATTATTTCTAAAGACTCATTAGTATCTAAAACAGATCTTATTTCACTTAGTATATCATTTTGCATTAGAGGTGTAGTCAACTCTTCATTACCTCTTATATTTTCAAGAGCACCAACGTCTGCGCCTTCAGATCTACTTACGTTTATGTTTCTACCCTCTCTATATTCTCCATTTTGAATTAACCTAGCGTCTAGGTCTTGATTCATTTTAGATTTAAGAAAGTTCCTTTTAATTTGAGCCATACTTAATGTTTAATCCATTTAGATTTATTTCTCATTACTCTAGCGATCTCATCAATTTTTATATTACTAAGTCTTATTTTAGCATTTCTTAACTGAGCTCTTCTATCTTTTTTAAATCTTGCTACAATGTATTCGGGGACACCAGATCTTCCAGCTAATATAGAATATGCTATATGCATATACATCGCCTCCTCGGCCATCTTAGGTATTTTAGAATCCATGTCTGAGGCCAGTCCATCAGAAATATATTCTAAAGTTATTATTTTACCTTGTAAATCAGATGAAAAAGAAAATTTACCTTTTCTTTCGTCAATAGTAAAATATCCGTTTATCTGAGTTGTTTCAGGCAATAAACCATATCGCATGCCTCTATATTGTAAGTCGTACATGTATGGTTCACCAAAGTAATTGAATACTCCATTTAAATAATCATTGTAGCCACCGCTAAGTTGCCATTGCTTTAGTTTCTCCCATTTGTCTCTTGTAACAGAAGTGCCTTCTAGTGTTTCTCCAAACTGATCAAACGTAAATTCACCGCCTTGACTAGAGTCCTGTATCGGAGCACTGTATGGTATTCCAGTTAAATTATCAGTTGGATATATAATATGTTTTATTCCGTATTTGTCTGTCCAAGAAAGGTTAGCATAGTTAACATAATCTTGTGGTATTATTATTGAAAGATTAGGAGGTACAGTTAACTCCTGTGACTTTATAGTTTTTAATGTATCATAACTAAACTCTTGTAAACCTCTTTTAGCATGAAATACTATATCAGTTCTTTTTGCACTAGGTATTAATTTACCTGTACCAACATAACCAACCATAAAGTTATTTACAATATCATTTAATGTTACATATGAATAGCCACCATAGTTGTTATATACAGATGTTATAACTAATACAACTCTTATTAATGCATCGGTTGGTAATACTGGATTTGGATATGCCACAGATAAATTTACAGTATCATTATAAGTCACTGTTGAACTAAGTGTATAAGGATCTGTATAATTAACCCAAGTAACACCGCTGTCTTCACTGTATTGTACAATAAAATTTGCATTGTTGCTTGCTGTAGCTAAAACTAGCTCTGTGTTAAATGTAGTAGCTAGTGTAGATATTGTACTACCAGCTTGAACTAAAAATACTTTTTCACCAGCGTAATATTCTTCATTTGTTTCAGTGACTAGTCCCATTTATTATTGTTTTTCATTGTTATCTTCAGCCATAGCTATTTGTGAAGCTGATTGAATTATTTGAGGATCTCTTATTACTATTCCAGAATATTTCAATATATTTATTATTAACTCTGTTTGATCTGTGTTGTCTATTTCAAACTGAGTAGAACCATAAGTTGTTCCACTATATAAACTAGACTCGGTTAATGTTATAACAGCATTATCACCTGCGGGCGCTGGTTGTTGAAAAACATTATCATCTAACGTTATAGTATCATCTGCTGCATAACCACTTCCAGCTGAAGTAACTGTTATGTCTGTTATTATACTTGTAGCAGTATCTAATGTTAAATCAAAAACCAAACCAGTTCCTGAGCCAGAGTAAGTAACACCTGGTGATGAAGAAGTTAATCCAGTCCAAACACTTTGTGTAGGCGCTCCACTTGCTGTAAAATTTGTTGTTAAACTATTTAATAAGTAGTTATCTACAAGTGGTAAACCAGTAGGTATATAAGTGTTAGCATCGTATATGTATTGACCTAAATTACCTATAGTATAACCCCACCTAGAATTACTAGGTTTTCTCACGTAAGAAGCTTTAACTACTTTACTTGATCCAGATATTGTTGCTGGTTGTATATATAACTTTGGACTTACAGTGCTTGTGTTTTTATCTTCATAAGCGTAAACTGGAAACGTTTCGCTTGGCTTTGTTATTGGTGATAAGTTTAAATAAACTAATTCATTTTGTTGTACTCGTTCTACTTCGACTAAGTCAACTCCTTTTTCATAAAACACTGTACCTATTCTATGCACTGCAGGATCTGTTGGTAATTCCCAAGCATTTAAACCTACGCTCCAAGAACAATCTTGTAAAGTTTTAAATATAGATATTTTATCATCTATATTTTTAACCCTGTCTGCATACTCAGTGTCATCTTGGCGTACACGTAATTGCTGGTTCATATCTTCAAAATATTTTTCAAATATTTCTAATTGAACTTGAGTACCTATCTTATTAAATTCATCTGGTGTTATATAACCTCTTTGTTCTTTATTTAAGATTAATAATACCGTTTTATAAACTTCGTTTACGTTTATTGCCATTTGTATCTATTTAAAAAAAGGTGGCGGTTAGGCCACCTTATTTAGTATCACTTGTTATTTTAGTTTTTTCTCTATAGACTTGTAAACTTCTAAACCTTCATCAGTTTGAAACCAAACAGCCATAGCTGAATATGGATTTTCGTCAAAAGGAACTGTCATGAGTTTACGACCATTACTAGCCCAAGTAAAAACTCTATTATCTTGCGATAGTTTTATAATGCCAGCTTCAGTTGCATTAATAGCAAAATTCCTTAGCATTACATTTTCATCTTCACATAGATCTAAAAATAATTTAGGGTTTCTCCTAGCAAATATTAATAAATCTCTTTTTAATTCTTTAGAACTTAAATTATTTACAGACGAACCTTGCTCAACTCTTAATATAGCTTCTGCTTGTTCTAAATCCATATTTTTAGCAGCGTTTAATGCTTCAATCTCTAGTTCAATAATATCTAAATCATCTTCTGCTTCAACTTGTTTATCTAATTCTAAGTAAACTTTACCTTTGGCAGGATGATATAATGATAATAACTTTTGTAATTGAACTTTTTCTTTTGGAACGAATAATGTACCATCTTCAAATATAATATGTTCTAATGTAACCATTCCATCTTGCTCATCTACAAATACACTTTTTTGGTTACTAGCATATCTTAGTTCTCTATTATAACCTTTTTCAGGATCAAACCAAAACAAAGGATGTCTAGTTGTATGTCTTGAAGAGATCTTATATGTTAGTGGTTCTTTTCTACCTGTAAGGTAATAACTTCTATCTTTGTATTCCCAAGTATCTTTCTTTACTTTAGGAGCTTTTTCTTTTACTTTTTCCATAATATAATATAATATAATAATTAAAAAGACCCCGCCGAAGCGGGATCTTTATGATTTTATCCTATAAGGATAGATGGATATATTGTGTCACCAGCGCTTGAAGTAAGCGAAGGAGCATCAACAATAGTTACATCTGACCCTTGAGCAGCAACCAATACAGGTTCCCAAGCATCGTAAATATCCTCATCTGAAGGAATTGTAGCAGGTCCAGTAGCAGTATAAGTAAGACTTAATACATCTAAATTTACATCAACAGAGTTAATCTGTATTGATACAACACCACTTGACACAGTTGTTCTCATGTTGTAAGTACCATTAATTAACTCTTTGTCTCCTGCGTTTTCAGGAGCTACACCATCGTTTGCAATTAATCTAATTAATCCCATAATTTCTATTCTTTAAAATGTTAATAATTATACAGTTGACTTAAACAATACAAAATTGTTAGCAGCTTGTGTTACTAAACATCTCTCAGATAAGAAGTGTACTTCCATAGCATCTAACGCTGAAGTATAAGCACCACCTACAGAACCTGTAATCCAGTTTTTATATCTTCTATCGTCAGTTTCAGAAGCTCTATATCTTACATGCAAGAATGGTCGTCTGATATTAGATCCTAACATTTGATCGTAAACTGTAGTAGTTCCAGCAGGTACTAATACACCATCAATGTCAGCAGTCAAACCTCTAGTAGTAGCATCGTTTAAGTATTTCCAGTCAGTTTTATAGAAGTCATAAGAACCTCTTCTGAATCCAGAAAAACCAAAGTTCAATGCCATTTCAGCTTCATTGTCAAATAAACCGTAAGAAGCAGCTTGTGTAGAAGCGTAACCTCCACCAGCTTGAGCAGCGATCATGTCATCGAAATCAAGAGCAGTAGCTCTGTTTAAGAATAACATGTTCTCTTCAATAGCTCCTTGCTTATCTAATTGCTTAAGGATCTCGTCAAAATCTCCTAATGCACCAGCTCCAGGAGCAGCAGCACCAGCAAAGTTTTGCCATACGTTACCTCTTTCTTCAATAGCATCAAATAAACCTTGAGTACCAATTGGGAATACACCTCCACCAGCATTACCGGTAAATTGAGTATCATCAAAAGATCCATCATAGTTAGCTTGCTCTGCACCAGAACCAGCAGCGGTTTTAACACCTTCAACGCACATCATTTCTAGGTAATCTTCAAAACGTAGTCTAGTTTCAGACTCAGCTTTTAAGTACCATAAGTATCCTGATGTTCCATCTTCAGTTGAAACTTCTATCCATCCAATTTGAGCAGCATCAGAACCTGATACTTCAAATTTATCTTTAATGATTACTGGATTGTTTTGGTAAGTTTGAACATTAGGCTCAATAGATCCAACCATTTGGTTAGTTCCTTTTGCAAATTCAGAACCATAAACAAATAGTTTTAATCCTGAAGTTCCTAAACCAGAAGCGTTTAATGAAGCAGCTTCGTAAGGAACAGCAGTAATAGTTAAGCCAGTTACATCAACAACTAAAGCTTTTACAGTAGTAAAACCATCAGCGATGATAATAGTTTGGTTTAATCTTACAGCGTTGTTACCAGTAACTGTCAATACATCAGCAGCTCTAGTTACACCTTCATAAGCAATATGTAATCTATTTTGTTCTGTCCAAATAACTTGGTCAGAAGTCATAGGCATTTCAGCGCCTACCATTCTTAGGAAAGCAGATAACGTTCTATTTCCATATCTCTCTACCTCTTGTTCGTAAAGTTCAGGTAGATATTGTTGTGCCCATTGTCCACCAGCTAAATTGTTGAAGTCAATATAGTTATCGACTACAGCAACTTGTGAAGGCATTGGCACGATGGAAGCTGGGAAGCTTCCGCCTGTTGCAAATCCCATAATTTCTAAATTTTAGTTTTTATTTTTTTATTGTTTTAACTTTTAACTTAGAACTATTAACTCCTGTAATTGCTTTTACTTTCATACCATTTATATAAATATCACCAGGAATTTCCGTCCTAGCATCTTTACTTATATTCTTAGACTTTGCCATTATATCTTTAGTTGCATCGGCTTTGCCTTGCTCGTAAAAATGATTAGCAATAGTATCAGCATTTCTAGCAGCATAAATAGCTTTATGATATGCACTCTGATCTTTAACACTACCATCTTCATTTAAGAACTTCTTAAAAAATGTTGTCAAGTCCGATTGTGCCTCAGCCACATCATTAGCATTGTTAACGCCATATCTAAATCTTTTTTCTCCAACACTAAAATCAAAACCTTTGAAATCATTAGAGAAATAATCTTTAGTTTTAGCTTTAAAAGCTTCATGTTGTTGCTTTGCTATCTCTTGTTCTTTGTTATATCTATTGAAAAAGTCCATAGCTTTTTGTTGTTCTTGAGTAACGCCCGGTCTCAACTTGATCTCGTCGTAATACTTCTTTTTCGTTTCCTCCAAAAAGTTTCTGGCTTCTGCAATTTCTTCTTTATAAGCGAGTTTCTTTTTTCTAATCTCTCGCTCTTCCTCCACTTCTTCATCATAATAGAATTTATCTTCTAATATAAAATCTATTTCTGAACTATCTAAGTGTGGTTTAGTTCTTTTATAATATTCTCTTAGTAAAGTACTTTCGTCGATGTTAGAATAATCGGCATTTAACCTTACATAATCTTCTACTGTGCCACCTGTTTCTTCCATAAAGCTAACAAGCTTTTCTATATTTTCTGGTAGCTTTGCTTCAACAGTTTCTTCTGGTGTAGCTATCGTTTCGTTAACAACGACTTCTTCTTTTACAGGCTCATCAGTTATTTCTTGAATAACAGGAGTTGACTCCTCTTCCTTTATTTCTTCTTTTACTTCTTCATTTACTACTTCTTTAGTTTCTTCTACTACTGGTTCTTCTTTTTCTTCTATAACTAATTTAGTAGGTTCTTCTTTTTTGACCTCTTCTTTTTTAGACATGTCAACCTTAACAGTTTCTTTATCTTTATTTAGTTTTCTAGGTCGACCGGGTTTCTTTTTCATTTTAAAGTCACCTTGTTCTAAAGTACCATCAGTACTTTCTTTTATTTCTTCTGACATAATATAATATAATAATTAATAATTAAATAGAGCTAAATGGATTTGCTCCATAATAGCCTTCTTGGTTTTGTTCTGCCTCTTCAGTTTTAGCTTTCATAGGGTCTTTTTCAAAACTGGTAGGCATTAAATTGTTTTCTTGTTGGTTTATAAGTTGACTTCTCTGAGTTCCCTCTATTCTTATTCTTTCGTCCTTTCTATCCTCAGTGTTATTTACTCTAGCTTGTATAACTCTTTCTTTAGCAGTTTCTAATTGCATATCAAACTGAAACTGTTTTTCCATTAACATAGCTTTTATTTGAGCTTCTTGTTGCATGCGCTCTACATCCATCTGAACTTTAGCTTGTTCAAATTGTACTTTTTGTTCAGTCATTATTTGCTGTTTCTGTGTTTCAGCTAATGCAGTTTTTTCTGCAGTTTCAGCTTGAGCCTGTGCTTGTGCTTGTATCTGCTGCATCTTAAATGCTTCTTCTCTTTTTTGTTTTTGATTTCTTCTTTGCTTTAACAATTGATTAGCTAAACTTAAGTTGTTAACTTCTCTAATATCTATAGCATCTTCTAAATCTATACTTTGAGTTTTTAAAGCTATTTGTATATTTTCTTCTAGCTTAGCTTTTTCTTCATCATCTGGTTCAAGACTTAAAAATATACCAAAGTCATAAATGTTTTTATCTACTAATTCTTCTAGTGTAGAAACGTTAAACTTAGAAAGACTGTGTTGTAATGAAGCTCTTGTTAATGGATACATTAACGCATCGTTAACTCTTAATGATATGTTTTCACAATTACGCAAAGTTAAATATAAACTAGCTTGTAGTATATGTCTTGTAGCTGTATTACTGTTTGCTGCAGCTATTTTTTGTAAACCAACTAATGAGTTTTTATCTGGATTACTAGCGTCACGAGCTTCATTTAGTCCCGTCACATCCCTTATCATTTGTAAATAATATTGATAAGACTGTATTAAGCTAGCTATTTTAGCATTACCTCCACCACTTTGTAATTCTTGTATTGGTACCTTACCTAGGTTTTGATCTCCATCTTGAGTAAGAGATCTACCTACAATACTACCAGTTTGAAAATACATGTTCAATGCCTCTTGTGGATTATAAGTAGTGCCATTACCTAAATCAACTTCAGCTAAACCATCTACATCTAAATACACACCATCAGGTACCATACGCGATAATACTTGCTGTAGCTTTAAATGTGTTAATTGTATCATATCAGCAAAACCAGTAATACGTTTTACTAAAGAATCAATACGACCTTTATACATTCTAGGTGCGCAAATATTGTAATTCATATTTACTTTAGTAGTATCTGCTGTAGGTCTAGTCATGTTCTCAGACATTTCCCATTTTAATAGCTCAGGAAAACCTAAAATCTTTACACCTGTATATAATACCTCTATAGATCTAAAAGCTTTTTTAAAGTTAACTTCTTCTGGTGGATTAAAAGCATCTGTTTTTTCTAATGCTTTTTCTAAACCTTGTGGAGTTTCTTTTATTTTAAATACTTGATTTGTAAATGTTTTGTATTCAAAATATAATAATTGAATTTTATCATCGTAATACCTACCATTCCAATCATTTCTATAATTAGAGTTACCAGGGTATTTTTCTATTTGCTCTAGTTCTGCAGGTGTTAAATGTGGAAATTGTTTTTTAAGCTCTGCCATACTAACTCCTTTAACTTCACCTACGTACCACAAATCTTCAAAGTTAGGATCTTCTGTATATGAGTAAACAAGATTAGCAGGATCAACATATTCTACCGTTATACCTTCTTGTAAATTAAAATTAGTTTTTGAACAAGCTATACCTAATACAGTTAAATCATAATTTAATCTACGTCTTATTAAATCATATTTGTTATAATCTAATGTATGATTAATTAATTCTTCTTGAGCAACTTCTATACCTTGTTTGTAATTTAATTGCATATATACTGACACTTCATCAGGATTTTGAGGTGAATCTCCTTCAACACCTTTTGATGAAACATCTATACCTAATTGTTGTTTAGCTTTTGCAATATATTCTCTAGCATATATATCTTTCATTAATCCTTCTACATATCTAGTTCTTTTGCTGCTAGATGTAGGATCTTGAGCATATGCTTTTATATCATAATTTCTTTGTGACATACCATTTACAACTATATCTACAAATTTAGATATAATTGGTACTGGCGTCCAGTCTAAATTAAGATAAGACAAATCACCATTAATAGATAATTCATCTTTATATTTTTGTATTGACTGTTCACCTCTAGCATACAACCTTAGTTGATGAAAATTATTATAATTTGTAGCAAACCTATATCCTCCAACACCTGCTCTTGCACCACCAAACCACTCGCCTTCTATAGCTTGTCCTACTTTCAAACCATAATCATAAGATGCTTTTACTGCATCAGGTACTACCTGATCCGGAAATGAACTTCCATAACTAGTTTCTATCATTTATTTATTTATTTTAGAAATAAATCCATCATTATCATATGTTGAAAAATTCAACTTAATAGGTTGTTTATTCCTCATTAAATTAGGTCTATATTTATTTTTATTACAAGCCATAATAGCAAGTCCAGAACTAATAGAAGCATCGTGCTTTGTTCTGTTGTTAATATTAAAAGAAGCCCAATCATTAAGTGTTTTTTGATGATACATATCACCAATACCATTCAACGTTAAACCAACGTGTTCTTCTATATAACTTTCAATAGCAGCGGCATGCGCTTGCTTAATATCTTCACTTGAGTTAGGTATACCACCTATTTCTTTTTCTGTTAAAGATAGTTTGTTCCAAACTTTATCTGGTCGGTTCATACTAAAACCTCTATAACCTCTACGTCTAAAATAATATAATAATCTTGGTTTATTGTTTTCAGCAAGTATTGGCATACCATAAAATACACAAGCCATAAGTACATCCTCAAAAAATATTTCAGCTGTTTGAGGTCTAGCTATATATTCCAAAAAGAAATGATTAGGTGGAGCATCTTCCATTGAAAACTTAGTAAGGCCATGAAGTGAACCATTAGATCCTTTACCATCCACAGTTCCTGATATATCATAAGGGTCACAACCAAACGCGCCCACGTGTTCATTACCAGGATATTTGATTCCATTTTTTATTATTACATTATTTTGTATAATTCTATTTGGAACCCAACTAACTCTAAATCTTCCACTTTCATCTGGAACAAATGTAACTCTAGTATCTCTTATTCCACCTTCCCATATAAATTTACCTTGCGTAACATTAGCTAGGTTATTTAATTCTTCATTATAATCTATTTGCTCATATATTTTTACTAGGTTAAATAAACTATCTTTTGTTTCATCCCTAAACGCGTGTTGCTCTGTGCGGGGAAACTGACGATAATATTCATTTAAACTATCTTGGTCCGACTTTAATCCTTCAACTTCGTTTTCCCAGTGCTCGATGACTCCAATTGTAATTGGCGTATTGTCGACACTGAGGACTGGATTTTCTGGCGTTGTGAAGACAGGAAGTCCATAAGAATCCATGAATCCTTCGTAGTTCCACTCCATAGGTATGAATAAAGAGTAGAGTCCAGAAGCTGTTTGTCCATTTCTATTTCTTTTAGTAACATCTGAATCGTAGTAGATTTTTTTGAAGTTGTTTCCACCTTTATCTAAAGCATTTGATGTTGAGCCCATCATACATTTACCTACAATTCTAGATCCTAGACGTAACGTAGTTTTTGTAACTCTCCAGTTGTTTAATATGTTATCAGGTCTTTCCCATTTACCACTTTCATCGTGAGCTAGTAACTTTAGCTTTTCACCATCATAAGAGTTATCACCTGTATTTTTCCAGTCAATAGTTGTGTCAAGACCTTGTAGATCTATAGCTTTAACATTTTCCTCCAGTTTTCTTCTAGTAAGTTTTGATGCCGGAACACGATATGCCAACTCAGTCTTTGGCCTGTCCATACCATCTTGGATCGGCTTGAAGAAAAACGGATAGTTAACGGATATTGGCACGACTTTATCTGTAAACATTTTTTTAGCATCTGCTCCTGACTTGGATAATATACCAAATCTTGAATCGCTTGATATTGTCGCCATGTTGACAAGCTCTGCTGATGCCATAAAGGAGAAACCAGACCGTCTGTTTTTGAGATAGCACATTCCGTAACATCTGTTATCTGCTTTACACGCTTCCCAAAATATAAAGAATAATCTATTTGCTTCTCTATATTCAGGTGCTCCGACATCGATCTTTGACCACTGCAAGTACATGTAATGAGTACCAGTAATATATACAGGATTGCCATTGTTGTAGAAATGAAAACCTTCTTCTCTTCGTTTAAATTCTTCATCTATATAATCGTACCACTTTTCTTTGAAATCAACTGGATATTCCTCCCAATCAAATCTTGTTTTTATTCTTTGTAATTCTTTTGGGTATTCAAATCTTTCCCAATATTGTTCCTTCTTTGTTTCTCCTCGTTTATACGGTTCATTTGCTGCTGGTAAAGCAATGCGGAGATTTTGTATTTCGATGATCGATCCAATAGTACCATTTTTACTTATACAAACAAAATCATACTCAGCGTTATAACCATATTCCCACTTCTTATATCTATTTTGTTTTTTAAGATATTTAGGATTTATAACGTCTGGTATTTCTTTCCAAAGTGTTTGCTCGTAACTCACTTACTTCTCCCTTCTGCAAAACCTTTAAAACTTCTTTCTTCCTTTTTAGTTTCTTTTGTTTCACCATTTAATATAGCTTCTTCCTCTTCAATACGTTGTAGTATTTCAAAAGCATCCATTATGCAAAGCTTTTTTGTTGCTGCTGCGTTTTTTAAACGATCCGCTGATACATCATCATCAGTATGTGTAATAATTTTTTCTTCAGCTACTTTAATTAGCTCATCAACTGCCTTGCGCCCAGCTTGGATTATATTTTTTCTCGTTTCCTTCGTATTCATGGGTTATAGCTATATCATTTGATTTCATACAATAAAGTCTTTCACCGTCTATAACAAACTCAAACTCAGAGTTAGGTGTAAAGACTACAAGCTTTCCAGGGTGTAATCCTACGCGTTCTAAGGACTTGTTAGAATATTTTAATATCCCAAAATGCTCTTGCTCTTTAGATGCGTTAAAACCGTTAACTTGTTTTATAGGAGATACAAAGCAATAGTCTAAATGACATTTGCCATTATACATATATATTTGTTCTAAATTACAAAAGTAAAGATCATCTTTAAAATACTTAGATGAATTTTTTTCTTCACCTTTCATATTATACCATCTTCTAAATAAATTATGATGAACAAAAACTGTATCACCTGGTCTTATATCAGTATCAAAAGCTATAGGTGTAGATACAACTATAGCTTCTTTACTTACAAATTCGTGGTTATCAATACTGGTGTTTAATATTAATTCTTTGTTATCTATCTTTTTTTTATTATTATACCTTTCTTTTTTAGGTTTAATAATAAACTCATACAAACTTCTCATTAATATTGTAAATCATATTCAACAGCTATTGCCATATTGCGATTAAACTTTTTCCAAGGTAATACTTCATTATTTTTAGTTATGTATATTAAATACTCCCCATCATTATTATTACTTATTATATCGCATATCTTGTGACCACCATAAACTTCTTGACCAATTGAGTAATGCATTGCATCGTTTTTATAATCAGAGCCTATACTAATTTTTCTAATTACATTAGTCATTTTCTTCAGGTGTATCTTCATCATTTACTTTGTAAGAACCATCTGACAAGTCTACGGTTATTGAACCGTAAGTTTCTTCTATTTCTTTTTTAAATGATTCTATCTCTTTATTTACATTGCCTATTTCATGTAGTAAACTATGTTTTTGAGATTCTAAAACACCTATATCATTTACAAGTTTATTTAATTGTGCTTGTTGCTCTTGAATTACTTTTAATTCTTCTTCTTTTATTTTCATTTGATTAAATTTAATTATTATTTGTTTTTATTTATAATCACTTATTATTTAAAATTATTCCTCATCAGGTGGCGTCCACTCTGGCGTAGCTAGTAAAGCCAATGCTTCTTCGTGATTTAAAGTTGAAACAGGTGTTATAGTGCTATCACTAATAAAACTAGGTTCTAATATGTAAGATAGTACACATTGTGTATTAGCTACATTTCTTCTAGCTGTCTGTGCTGAAGTTTGATTTACCTGACTAAATAATACATTATCAGTATCACTTAAATTTATTACTATATATGTTGTCATTTTTTAATTTATTCTTGTTAATCCACTTGTTACACTTAACCAATTACCTCCAGTAGAACTATCTAACCAATCAAGCGCGTCACCAGCATCTGACCATACTGCATTAGGAGAAGTTAATCCATCGTCATAACCAACGCCTAACTGTGTTGAAAAATCTTCTGTGTATATATTAGCAACACCATCCGCTATAGTTATTGACTTAACATTACAAGTATTAGCCGTTGCTTGACCTGTTTGTATCCTAAGTCTAACTTGAAAAGAAGTTGTAAAAGATAAACTTGCTACAGAACCTAATACAGGTGAAGCGTTTGTACCACTGCTACTTCCTGATCCACTTGATGTTGTATCATTTATAAAGTTAGTCCAAGATCCACCATCTATTTTATAATCAGCAGTTAAACCAGTTGTAGAAGCTATGCTTGGATTATGATTCCAATAATAAGGTATTGTAACAGAAACATCTGAACCACTACCACCTATTTCTCTAGTTAATAGTTCTACATAATCTGTTCCAGCTGTTGAACTAGAAAACATATCTTTACCTTCTAATTGATTATCACCTGAAACATCAACAACTTTACAATAATCACCGCCTCCTGTTAAATCAGGTGAACCACCTATACTTAAACTAAAATTAGTTGGAAAAGGAAATGGTGTTCCACCTGTGTCACTAGTTTGTGAATTATCAAATGTTCTACTATTGAATATAGATGTTGCATTAACACCTGTGTTACCATTGCCATTATAAACTTTAATAGCCCATTTAGTTAACGTGCTAGTAACATTACTAGTACTAAAAGCAGAAGTACCACTGAAACTAGCTATAGCGTTTGTTAATGATGATATATCTACATCGCCAAAATCTTGATTTAAAGTATAGTTATTATTAAACGCGTAGTAAATACTAGTTACATTAGACCAATCAATACTTGTAAACCAAGATGAATTACTGTTAGTGTTTCTACAAATTTGACTTAGTGATGTAATTTTATCAGTTGTTATTCCAGGAGAAGGAAAACCATCTCCATAATTATACTTTCCAAACTCCGTGATAACACTAACTTCAGACATATCCCAAGTAGATATATTTTGACTAAAACCAGGAGCATCGTAAAACATCGCCGTCATATTAATATTTGCACCAGGCGTAGTGTTTATTGTCCAGCTACCTATAGGTTGATCAAAATCATCTGTACCTTGAAAACAAGCTGTGAAGTTAGTGACACCACTTACATCCCAACTACTTATATCTTGATTAAACACATATGCATTATTAAAAGCATAATACATACTAGTAAAAGTGCCGGCTGGTGTCCCGGGAAATGAGTTAAAAGCATGAGCTTGCCTAAACGTTCCGCTTAAACTTGCAGGTATAGTCCAATTAGTTAGTGGCTGATTAAATTTAAAGGCTTGATAAAACAAATTTCTCACATTACTTGGTGATATATTCCACTCGCCTATAGGTTGATTAAATGTTGCGCAACCTTGAAAAGTACTATCTAAACTAGGAGTGGATGGTAAATTCCATCTTGATATATCTACATTAAATCTTGTGCAATTTTGAAAAACAGATGGAAAAGAAGAATTTAGATTTGACATATCCCAATTACCCATTGATCCATTAGCATTTACAAGTCTTTTTCCATTTTGAAAGCAATAACCTAATTGGCCACCACTACTAATAGTTGGGGTGTCATATGCTGTTATATCTAGATTAGAACATAATCTCCAACCAACATACATTGTAGGATGTACAACATTGTCACCAAAATGTGTTATATTTATAAAATTTAATCCATAGAGATTTGAATTAATATTTGGAGAGAAAGTACCTCCGATTTTTACATTATATATACCTTCTGTTGAATATGTATGATCGTTATTTCCACTAAGCAAAGTTTGTTCACCACTACCATCTCCCCAATCTATAGTAGCTCCAGCTGACACACTTCCTGCTATGAATCTACAAGTTAAACCTCCTGCTTCGTATAAACCAGGTTGTACTAAAACATTTAGTTTACTTGGGTCAGCAACAGCAGCTTGATCAGCTCCAAATGGAAGTAACTGACTAAAGCCATCAGAGTTTGCACTTATTATATTGTTAATTGAATAAGGGCCTTCTGACTCTAAAGCTGTAGCTGGTATTGACACGCCAACTCCAGAAGCGCTGCTACCGTTAGGTGAATCACCTTTTAATGCTTCCCAAGAAAAATTTTTTGATGGATAAAACTCTTCTTGTACAGTATCACGATAATGTAAGCCACCATGAACTAATTCAGCGTTTTTACCTAAATCTGCTAAAAAAATTAAATTATCAAAATTTTGTATATTTGGTTGAACTCCTCCATTATACAAGTCCGAAATACTAACATTAGAAACGTCAAACATAGCGAGTTGTGATAATTTACCTGTATAAAAACGTTGTCCTCCGCCAGAATAAGAACCTATGTAAGTAATTGATCCACTACTTGAAAAAGCGCTACCAGTGTTTTCATAAGTTTGAACTCCATCTATATAACATCTATGCGTTGTACCACCTTCACATTGTATTGCAATATGATGCCATTGATTATCTTCTAAGTTTACACTTCCACTAACGTTAATCCAACTACTACCAGTTCTAAATCTTAGCGCTCCAAGATACATTGTGTTTGCGTATTGAAAAAATCCATCACCACCAGTTATATTTCTAAATTGACTACCAGCTCCAGAAGTTTTCATCCAATAAGATACAACCCAATCATCTTCAAGCGCAGGCCAAGGTATACTTCCCGCTGTATTTTTATACTTTATATAACTACTACAATCTATAGAATCATTTATACCATCAAATTCTGTACATAAAAAATTACTACTACCTACATTTGATCCAACCATATTAGGAACTAAAAAGCTAGATCCATTATAAACTAATTCATCGCCAAGTGGGTAATATGCAATTGGAGGCGTAGTTAAAGAAAGTGGATCGCCAACGCCGTTTGTAGCATCACCATAAAGAGTTGAAATATCACTAGCATTTAAAGCATAATTAAATAAACAAAATTGACTTAACTTACCGTCCCAATATCGAGTACTACTAGTGTCTACGCCTATTCTCCAAGGAACTGTTTGAGTTCTTATTGAACCTGTACCTATGGCTGTTACTGGAGTACCATTATTATGATAAAAACTAATTGTTGATCCATCATAAGTTACGACTATATGATTCCATGTATTAATAGTTGTTGAAGTTCCCCAAATAACGCTGTATGAAGTAGTTCCATTATTCATTAAAAACCTCCAACCATCTGGATCATCCCAATATAATAACATTTGTGTAACTCCTGAACTCCAAGCTCCTAGCACAGCTCTGTCGCCTGACAGTGTATTTGTATTATACCATACAGATATAGAAAAATTTGAAAGTCCGCTTAATATATTGTTTGATATCTCAATATAGTCATTAGAACCAGAATCAAAATTTAAACTATAGTTTGCTTTCCTAGTTTTGTTGGCATTATCTGGTACTAACCAGTGTGGATTTCTAAATACTGTTCCCATAGTTAATCTCCCATTCTATACCACGCGATTGGCGCTGTGGATAACGTTGATAAATCTGCGGCTTGTGTAGGGTCATTGTTGGTAATATCATATATAGCTTCTATGTCAGACGCTTCTAATTTATAATCAAACACTGCCACTTCGTCTATATATCCTAAGTAATTTCCTGTTTGATCATTTGCTCTAGCTCCTACAATAAAATTATATAACTGACCTGACATACTAAATGCTATTCTATTAAGTGTAGATACAGGTTGTCCATCTAAATAAGAAGTTGTAGTTCCAGCAGTAGCGTCTACAATTAACGCTACATAATGCCAGTCGTTGTTTAAAGATGTACTTATATTTCCACCAGTGTAACCACCTCCGGCACCTGCTTGATTAAAACCAAAAGTATAAGCTAATCTACCATCACTAGGTCTAATTCTAAATTCAACGCCATGATCCCTAATACTAGTTCCTCTAGTTGAAATAACTCTTTGTTCTGTAGCAGAAGTAGATACACCTCTTTTCATCCAAAAAGAAATTGTACAATCAGTAGATCCATCAACTTCAGTAATTAATCCAGCGTCAAAATATTCATCAATACCATTAAACTGCATAGAAAAATTATTAGCTATAGATCCTAAGCCACCGCCACCACCACTTGATCCTTGACCTGGTAGGTTTACTATATTAGGAACTGTAAGAGTGTTACCTAAAAACATATCTTAGAATAATGCTACAATATCTCCATCTGCTAAAGCACCACTATCTGGGGTAGCTGCTGTTACCGCTGTAACTAATATAGGTAAAAATGATCCTGCAGCAATACCTTTAAAAGCAGTAGATGTTCCACTTTCCATTGTCACCGTAATAGTGCTCATTGCTACACCAACATATAAACAACAACCTCTATCGCTTGTGTTAGCAATAGTGTTTCCTGCTGTTATATCCGCTGCTGTTAAAGCAACTGCATCATGGGCAAATACTCTAGGTTGTGCCTGCATGTTACCTTCTAATCCTCTCATTTGATTTTTATTTTTTATTTATAAATACTTTTTCAGCGCCTCTGCTTCCAAAGTACGCTACATATACTGTTATTAATAATGTCTTTAATAATTCAACCCAAGCACTATCTACATCAAACATAGTATGAAACGAATCTATTATAATCAATATAGTAGATGCTAATGTTAAATATATAAGGGTTAATGGTCTTGTATTTTTAGACAACCAAGAGTCAGACGACATATCACTTTGCCATCTAGCAGATATATCTTTCATTTCTTGTATATCCTGCTCTAACAATTTTAAAGCTGTTTCTTTATCTTTAGGCTCAATATCATTATCACTTGTTATAAGATTTTTTACTATCCCAAATGCGCCTTGATCAGGTAAAAACTCCCCAACCTGTGAAACTACTTTAGGTGCTCTCTCAGTTAAGAAAGCACCTACTTTAGTATCTTTAAACTTTTTTTTATTATTCATTAGAAGTTTCCAGTTAATGTTCTAGAAAATGGTGATTCATTATTAAGCTTACCCTTCATTCTTTTTCTACTCGTTCTATTTATCTCTCGCTGTCTTTTCTTTCTATCTCTTGAAGCTTGATTCATACTCATTGTTTTAGATAAGTCACTAGTCTTTTGTTCAAACCATCTTTTTGGATCAAACTTAGATTTAGTTGGATCAACCTTTGCTTTCTTTTCTAGCTTCTCTCTTTGCCTAGTTCCTTTAGCAACTTCTCTAGCTGACTTGTTAGGATCTAAACCACATGCTGTAGGATTATCAGGACTACACTCTTCTAATCCACTACCTTTTATTTTAGGATCGTCATCTTTTATTTTAGACTTTTTTCTTTTAGTTTCAGTAGTAGTATATTTAAATCCTTCATCAGGCACTGGTGTATCACCTTTTTCACTTGCCATTGTTATATTATAATCTACATCCATTGGCTTTAATGAAAACTTATCAGGCGTCATCTTTCTATATGTAAAGCTTTGTAAAGCTTCTCTATCTTTCTCTTGTGGAGATTTTATATTATATTTTTCTCTATAAGCTTCTACACTGCCTAAGCTTTTTATTTGTTCATCTCTCCAAGCTTTTTGTTCTGGTGTTAAAGGTTTTTCGCCAGACTCACCTTCGCTATACTTAGTTACAGTCACTTCACCTGCTTCTACATCTTTTTTAACTTCAACTTTAACTGGATCACCAGGACCACCTTCCATTTTACTAGCTTTAAAAGCCTCATCTAATCTCGCTGGAGAAAATGGATTTTTATTTTTATGGTAGTTGGAATATCCCATATTTAAAATTTTGTAGGTATATGCCTAGTTTTCTTTTGCTTTCTATCTTCTCTTCTTTCCTGTCTATCCTCTTTTTTTTCTAGCTTTTTAGCTTTTCTTTTAGTAGTTATAACATTAGTTCCATCTTTCTTAGTGTATGCAACTAATTCACCTTTCTTCTTAACAACTATATCTTGATTTAAACTACCTTCTGGTCTAGCATCTTCTTTTATAAGATCTCTAGCTTTATCTCTTGTAGCTAAGTTTTTTTCCATCCTTGATTTTACGTATGAGTTTGGGTTATTCTCATACATTGCTTGAGCTTCTTGAAAAGACATACCTCTGTTTTTCTTAGGTGTTATAAACTTTTGCATAAAAGCTTTTAATTTATCTCCTGGTCCCATAATTTATTTATTACAAATTTCACAACCCGCACATTTTCCACATGACACAGATGGCTTAAGCATTAATAAAAATTCTCTAGCTGCAAAGCCAAAGGCTATACCAGAGTAGAATACGTGACCTTCAGAAATCATAACAATTCCTATAGCAGCTACAGCAGCTGACTTAGCCCATGACGAATTAATAACTTTTTTTAATTGTTCCATATACATTTTAATCAGTTGTTTTTTGTTTAGCAATAGCAGATTTAAAAGCGCTGTTCGCATCGCTAGCTAGTAGTTTTTCTTTAGCATCTTGAGTTAACTTAGCAGCGTAGTTCATACATGACTTACCTTTTTTATGAACAGGTGTAATCTTTGTTGTCATCTCAGCAGGTGATCCATATAAATAAGCACTATGAGCATCTCTTAGTTCTTCACTTCTTTTTTGACCATATGTTAACTTACCTTGTGCGCCACCTAAGTCGTTTTTCTCTGGAGACATAGTGGCATCACCTTCTTTTATTGGCTTAAGCTTTTCAGGTGTATCTCCTTTTAACATTTTATATTTAAAGTCCGGCATCGTATTTTCTTTTTATTTTTTGTTGAATTTTTTTATTGTTGGCTTCTTTTTCGTGACCTAAGTAAGGCGCGCCATCTACTTTATTACTTCGTTTTGTAGTAATAGTTTTTTTACTTCCTTTAGGTGTATAGTACATATTAGTGTTGTCGTAGCTAAATCTACCTGTGTCATTACTTTTAGGATTCATTTGATCTCTATGTACCATTTCATGATCTATTACTTCCTGCAATTGCGCAGGATCAGTCACATCTTTATGTATTCTAATAGTACCATTCTTATTAGCAACACCTAAAACTCCATCTACATCTAACGTTCTATATATAGGTGTGTTGTTTAAAGGATAAAAAGGTTTTATTTTAAAAGACATTATTTCTTTTTACAACCAAAATTATTAGCATAGTTAGCCATTTTAATTATAGCTGGCTTATACTTCTTTTTATTTTTCATTACAGCAGAAGCTGCTTCACAAGTAGATTTACCCGGCATATTCTTTTTTACCCATCTAGTAAACTTACCTTGGTTCTTTTCTTTTATTTCTGGAAATTCTTCTTTAGCCATAACTTATTTTTTATTCATGTTATAAGGAAAATTTTTATTGAACCATTCTTTACGATGATCACACCCACAACCACCTGGTAAACTATCAGCTAATTTTTTTATACCTGTTGCTTTAGTAAAACGTTCGATTGTATCGCCTAAACCTCTATCTTTCATATATGTTCGTATTCTCTAGTAGCATTAAAAGATGGACACGCTTTGTTTGCAAAGTCATTGTGTGAGTGTATAACAGCATTAGGATACATAGCTTTTAAAGTTCTAAGTACACATAATAGTGCGTCTTTTTGTTCTGTATTTCTAGTATCTTTCGGAGTCTTACCATCTGCCTCAACGCCTCCGCAATAGCATATCCCTATCGAATTACGATTGTGCCCCTTGCAATGAGCTCCGATTTTACTTATATCTCTACCTTTGTGTATTTCTCCATACAGGTCGATATAAAAATGGTAGCCAATATCATTGAAGCCTCGAGCTAAATGCCACTTCCTGATTTCGGCTACTTCAAAGTTTTCTCCTTCTCTAGTAGCAGAGCAATGAACAATAATTTTATTTATCTCACGCATCTTTACCTTGTCTTAATAAGTACCACTTGTGAGCAGTATACCCTAAAGTAGTTACTAATAGTAATATTTTTAATACTGGCTCTAACCAATCGAGACTTGCAATGGTAAAAGAAGTTATATTAAGACAATATAACTTAAGATCATCAAGTCCCATTATTTTTGAGCTAACAAAGCTGGATTACCTTTATTCTCACAGTTATCAATAGATAACGTAGATCTTAACATAGCGTTATTAGACACCATATTTCTTCTTCCTATTTCTTTGTGAGCTGGGCTAATATCTTTTCCAGCTGGTTTTTGTTTTTCTCCGTAACTTGGCATGACTTATATTTTTTTTTATTTTACAAAAAGACTTTTCATTGTGGCGGCTGATAATGGATCAAATACAGGGTATTGATTTAAACTTGCATTTTGCATAGCATCACCAGAGTTTGCAATGTTTTCGTTTATTTCTTTATTTTGCTGATGTGACTCTATACCTTCTTTTACTAATCCAATACCACCTTGTAAAGGATTTAAAGCTCCTTTACCTGCTCCTAACAATACGTCGTCAATAGCTCCTTTAAAAGTTAGTTTTTCTCCCGCTGCTTTAGCTTCTTGCCTTGCATCTAAGAATCCACCTAAACCACCTGCAACAGCACCTAAACCCATCGTTATTGGATTTTTACCTAAAATGCTACCTGCTGCTTTACCCAGTATTCCACCTAAACCTTTTTTAGCTACTTCACCACCCATTGACTTTAAAGCTTCTTGGCCAGCGTTAGTTGCAAGTGCGTTTGTTAGTGCGCCTGGTAAAAACCGAGATGGAGCTATGTTATTTTTATTATTCATCTTGTCTTATCTTTATTAACGTATTGAACAGCTTTTGTTGTTACTTTATAAATATATCTATTGCTTTTTTCTAATTTACCAGTTGGCATATCTTCTTCACCCAACATGATTCGGTACATACGACTAATTAGCTGTTTGCACTTTACGGAAACTTTATAGATATTAAATTTTTGAGTAGTGCGATTTCTCTCTCTCCACACCTTTATCCAACCCTCTTTCAATAATCTGTTCCAGCGCCTGTTATCCCAGCTATATGAGTACGTACCTTTTTTAAAATCATCTTTGGTAAATAAATCTATAGCGTTTAAATATATTAATAACTCAAGATCTGCTTCTTTAATATTACAGGTTTTGCATGCCCATTTACGTATAATACGATAATGTTTTAATAAATGCAGATCTCTCAAGTCTTCTGATGTAAGTTTTCTCATAATACAACTACAACATCAAACTCTTTTATTATCTTATAATTGTTGTTTTTAATGTCAATATTAAACCCTGCTGACTTGTCATAATATATTTCATCATCAACCTTTAATGTATTGACGTCTGTACCTGGTTTTACAACTCTAGCACGCCTGTATCGTACATCTTCTCTTTGTGCTTCTGCTAGTATTAATCCACCTTTTGTTTTAGTTTCGGTTTCTTTTATAGGATCAATTACTATATACTTACCTATTGCTTTCATGCCCTGATATTATTAATTACACAATCAGTAGACATTATAGTAGTAGCTACAGAAGCCGCATTTACAAGTGCACTTTTAGTAACTAGTAAAGGGTCAATTATACCGGCTTTAGCCATATCAACCGTTTTTCCTGTAACCACATCTAATCCTTTACCTTCACCTTCAGGTGTTATATTTTCTATACCTGCGTTAGATAGTATTGTTTCATATGGCTTTCTTATTGCACAATATAAAACCTCTTCACCTATATTTTTTGGCGTTAATTTTTGAGAGGCATTATATAAAGCAACTCCACCACCTGAGACTATCCCTTGTTTTATAGCGGCTTTAGTAGCGCATATAGCATCTTCAACTCTGTCTTGTTTTTCTTTTAACTCAACTTCAGAATTAGCACCTACACGTATTATAGCCATTTTAGCTTTTAAGTTACCTAATCTTTTTTCTAATCTAGATTTAATATTGTTGTTTGAAGAATCTTTTATTTGCTTATTAAGTATGCTTATAGTTTCTTCTACTTTTTCATTATCTTTTAAATCAACCTGTAGCACTGTTAGATCATTACCAGTTATTGATTTTAAGCATGTGCCTAAATGTTCTGGTTGTATCAAATCTATATCATCACCTAGATCTTCATTTAATAATGTAGCTCCAGTTACATCACATAAGTCACTTAACACTTCTTTTCTACCTAAGCCAAATATAGGAGCATCAATTACATTTACCTTAATGTTTCCTTTTAGCTTGTTCATTGCTAACGCGTTTAATACTTGCGTATCTACATCTGCTATAATAAGTAAGCTTTTATTGTTCTTTATAACATATTCTAATACTGATTGTATTTTTCTTATATTTGCTATTTGAGATTCTACTATAAGAACTAAAGGATTATCTAGTTCACAAGTACCTTTTTCTTTGTTTGTTATAAAGTGTTTGTTTTTAAGTGGTCTATTATATTGTACACCTTCTATTAGTTCAACTGTTGTTTCTGGATTTTCATTTGTTTCCATCATAACAATACCAGTTTCATCTACTAATCTAAAAGCATCACCTATAATCTTTCCTAAATCCTTGTCATTGTTAGCTGATATAGTCGCAACCTGATCAATCTTTTTACCACTAACTTTTTTTCTTTTCTTTTGAAGATATTTGACAACATTATCCACAGCAGTATTAATTCCATCTTTTATATTTCTTAAGCTATCAGCTTGATCATGTTTCTCAAATTCTTCTAATATAGCTTGTGCTAGTACTGTCGCTGTTGTAGTACCATCACCTGCGTCTTTAACTGTTCGTTGTGCAGCTTCTTTAATAAGCGTTGCACCAATATTTTCTAATGGATTTAATAGTGTAACAGAATTAGCAACTGTAACTCCATCTTTGGTTATAACTGGTTTTCCGTTTTCATCTTCCAGTATTACACATTTACCGCTAGCGCCAAGAGTTGAACTAACTGCGTTAGTCAATTTCTCTACACCAGCTAGTATCTGGCCTCTAGCAGTATTGCCAAAGGCCAGGTCTTTCACTAGCTTAACTTCTTGCATATTAAATTAAATTAAATTTTGTTTGTTGTTATTCAAATGTTTTTACAACTTTAGGTCCATTGGCAAAATCAAGCTTTTTGTTATAGTGTTCTATTGAACCGTCTATAGCAGCTTCAGCGCCATCCATGGTTTCTCTCCTTGTAACATCAACCCATTCATCATCTAGGTTTTTGTACTCGGTTTGATAGTATCCATTTGGTAGTTGTACAATTCTCCAATTGCTCTTAGTTGCAATATGCTTCCAAGATTCAATGGTTTTTTCATTTGGTTGTGGTGCATTACTCCACGATTTATGCGCGTAATAAAACGTCATGGTTTATGTTTTATAGGTTATTAATTATACTATCACTTATGATAGTTGGTTTCTACATGGTTGTAGAATATTAACTTAAACTATTTCTTCAGCGAATCCCCAATCAATTAATATTTTTTTATCGTCTCCATTAGTATCTATGTGAGATATTTTGTATCCAGCATCGTTTAATATAATTAACTTTGTACCTGATACATCGTCCATATCTACGGTTATACTTGTTTGACCGTGAGAGCATGCTAATTCTATTCTATCCATTATTTCTGATACATCAAAAATAGATTTTCTAGAAAGTTTGAAAGCTTCTGTTGCTTGAAGTATAAGACCTTCTTTATCTAATTCTGAAGTTACAGCTTTAACAGTTTCTTCTGCTTCTGGTGTAAATTCTAATTCAGCTTTTATATCTTGTATAAATATACCAGAATCATCCTCCATCTCTTTTTTCTTTTCGGCAATCTCAGTGTTAGAGTTAAAAAGCATTGGTTTAATTCTTTCTTTATTTCTTACACTGTCTCTCGCATGACTTTGTCTTATTTCTAATTCTAAATTATATCTTTTAAGTAGTTCTCCTTTTTCTAATTCTTCTATTCTAGCTGACACCGCTTTTATTTCTCCAGAAACTTCTTCAATTTCTCTTGTTAAGTCTTCGATTTCTGCTTTTTTAGAATCTATACTAGCTTTTCTATCTTCTTCTTCAACACCGTTTTGTTCGATTTTATCTTTTAACTCGCTTGCCTCTACTTCTAATCCAGATATTTTATCTTGCTTTTCCGAAATTTTGTTAGTGTTATTATCCTGTTGACTTCTTAGTTTATCTACTAAATCAGTATCACCAGCTTCTTTAGCTGCTGCAACTTTCTCTTCTAATTCTTTATTTAGTTTGTCAAGAGCTTGTATTTCTTCAGATAACAAAGATCTTGTTTTTTCATTTAATCTTAACGACTGCTCATTTCTTGCTTTATCAGTTATTATTTCAATTAAGTGTTCTTCCTGTTGCTTTAACTTTATATTTTCTATATTAAGCTTTTCAGTTGATTCATCAAGACCGGTTTGAAAGTTCTCAATTTGTTCTTTTAACTCTTTTAATTCTTTTTCTTGAGCTTCTATTTGTTCTTTTTTTATTAACGCCATTGTTTTATTTTTTGATAGTTTTTGTTTTTTTTTAGATTGTTTATTGTTATACCGGAATCGGTTTGTAGAAATATTTTACTCTTCTGTAAGTGGAGGTGTAGGTAATGAATCTAAATAAGTTTGGTAAGCATCTTTAACAGCTTGTGTCCAAACAACATTAGCTATTGCAGCTACATCTGCTTCTAGTGTAGCAACATCTGTATTTGGAGCATAAGTTGTTCTATGATTTGATTTAGATATTACTTCACCATCTTCAGATATTGTAGTTACTTTCTTAACACCTATTACTTTGTGTTCACCTACAACTTCTATTATTTCGTTTGATGTTGATTTTGTTATTGCCATTTTTTTTGTTTTTAATATTAAGCCACTTTATATGTAGCAGATCCTTCTAATGTTATTCCTGTTCCAGCAGATGGTCTATACCAACTTGCTGTTGAATCTATTTCTAAACCTACTGGTGCTGTATTAGAAGCTTTTGTTGAACCTTTCAAATAAAATGTTAATTGAGCTCCAGATGTTTTAAATAAACTTGGATAATTAGCAGGTGTGTTACCATCTGTATTATTAAATAAACCACCAAAAGATGCTGATCCTGTAGTATTATCAGCCGTAAAAGGTAAACCACCTACTATCATAGCTACGTTTGCGCTTGAACTACCTGTTACTGTTATTTGAAATCTTATATTAACTATATTACCTATTCTAGTGTATGTACCAGCTGAACTTGAGACGGTTGGCGGTGTTCCAACTACTGCTACTGCAGTTGGTGTCCATGTACCTTCTTCATAACTATTTAAGGTAGTACCAGTTCCGCCAAATCTAATGCCGGCTGTGGAGTCAAATACATGTAATTGCTGAGAATCTATTCTTGCTGCTCGCATCGATAATACAGTTCCTCCACTTACAGCAAAGTTTAAGTCGTTTGAAACCCCATTATACATACCTGTATTAGTGTTACCAGTAAACGAATAAGCAGGCTCAGCTGCTTCTCCATCGTTAGTTCTTACTAATCCACCGACTTCCAAACGAGTAGTACCAGTTGATGGTTGAGAAGCTATACCAATTGTAGTTCCCCAAGAAGCAGTTGTACCATTAGACCCTAGCACATAGGTGTTAGATCCTATTGGTAGTGTTGTTGGTTGATTAGTTCCGTTACCTATAAATATACTACCTTGATTTAAATTAGGTGTAGCGTTAGTTCTACCTATAGCTGTTACTTGAATACTACCAGATGTACCAGGGCTATTTTTAACTATAATACCTATATTTTGTATTAAATTAGCTTCTGTCGTAGGATTATTAGTACTTAAAAAATCTATACTACCACCAGTCGATGTGTTAACATATAATACAGCAGCTTCAGCCGGTGAACCATCAATATTAGCTGTGTCAATGCCTTCTAATATACCAGATATAATCATTTCTCCCGTTTGATTGGCAGATATATCTTCATTAGCTAAACCACTTACTGGCATTTTAGCTGGGTCACTAGCATCTGCAACTTCAACAGTAGGTGTATTACCACTAACTCCAACTATGTGTAATGGTTGTCCTTTGCTTATACTATCAGTAAGACTGTTGTTTTTTACTGTTTCTACAATAGCATCTGCAGAGCCAGAAACACTTATAGTAACATCACCTGTTTGTCCCGTAGGTAGTGTAACGTTGGAAGTTCCAGCTATAATACTACTAACACCTGAAACTGTAGCTCCTCTTATATCTGCTATAGTTACTTGCTTAGTTTTATTGCTGTCTTGAGAATCAGATATTAAAATTAAATCATTATCTACAGGATTTGTTTTTTCTGGATATGTATATATTATCGCCATTTATTTTTTTATTTAAGGAATTACCATGTATGCAATAAACATGTCTAAATTACCAGTACCACTTGTACCTGGATCTGCTGTACACTCAAGCCTCCATCCAGAAGAAGAACTAACCGGTCTATCATTAGGTCCTATAGTGCTAGGATCCATTGGATAAAAAACTCTTGTGCCTCCTGATGTTGATTGTAAAAATTCATTAGTCTCAAGTATAGGAATACCATACGTTGTATTTTGTATTTGTAGTTTAACTCCAGCATTGTAACCTACAGTAGGCGACTGAAGAGCTACATAAGCTTCTAATATCATAATATACCTACCACCTATACCGTTTATTAAAGTGACTGGAGTTGTAAATAAATTTCGCAATTGCGTTTGACTTATTTGTGGTCTTATAATTTGTACACCTGGATTATATCTTAATCTACCATAGTTTGAATTAACTATTGAATTTACCATTAGTACATCTCCTACATCAGGGCCAGATGAAGTTG